GTGCTAAACGATACCAAAATAAAAGCCTTAAAAGCTAAAGACAAAAAATACTATATTGCTGATTTTGACAACCTACTTCTTTGTATTTATCCGAGCGGTAAGAAAACTTTTATATTTAATTATAAATGTCCTAAAACTTTAAGATACAAAAGAATAACTCTAGGGGAATACCCTACCCTCAATCTTGCTAACGCTAGAAAACAAAGAGATAATCTAAAAGTAAATTTAGCTGAAAATGACAGTATAAGAGAAAAGTATGAAATAACATTTAAAGAATTAGCGTTGGAAAAAATGGATCTTAAAAAACTTGAATTAAGCGAAAAAACCTACAAAAGCTATATGAGTTATTTACAAAGATTTGCTTTTGGAATTTATGGAGAAATTATATTAGATAAATTGCAAATCAAGGATATTTTAAAAAGTTTTGAAAAATTTAGAAAAGAAAATATAAGAGAAGGTGCCGATAAGTTCTTTACTCTTTTAAATGAAATTTTTAGACATGGTGTTATAAAAGAATATATTAAAAGTAACCCCATGGCAAATCTAAATAGAAAAGAATTGCTTATAAATAAAGCGAGTAAAAATCATGCCACCTTGTTGGAAACTAAAGAAATTAAAGCATTAGTAGATAATATAATTGATTACAAGGGATATATTAGTGTAAAAATTGCAGCAATGTTTTCTTTATTAACTGCACAAAGAAGCTTTAGTATAAGAAGTGCAAAATGGGAAGATATTGATTTGGAAAATGGTATTTGGTATATACCGCAAGAAGATATGAAGATGAAAAGAGCACATACTATACCTTTAAATTCTCAATGTGTATATATGCTTAAAAAATACAAAGAGATGAGTATTAATACGGGCTATTTATTTTATAGTTTAAGAAGTAAAAGTGAAATTATAAGCGATAACACAATTAGATCCATGTTTAGAAGAATGGGCTACTCTAATGATGATTTTACACCGCATGGCTTTCGTGCTATGTTTAGCACCCTAGCCCATGAAAATAGAAATAAACACCAAATGAGTAGCGATATTATAGAATTGTGTTTAGCGCATGTAGAAAAAAATAAGATTAAATCTGCATATAATCATGCTTTAAATTTGAAGGAAAAAGCTATCCTTATGCAGTGGTGGGGAGATTATCTTGATGAGATTGCTGATCTAAATCAACAAGTCCGAAATATTTTTTTATAAAATTTTCAATATCTTGTTTAGGATACAATCCCGAACAATTTCTATGTTGTTTAAACTCTCTAAATTTGCCTTGTTTGGCGTATTTGTGAACTATAGGCTCTTTTACTTTTAAAAGATTTGCAACTTCTTTTCTTGTGTAGTAATCTCCGATATCTAATCTAATCATTTTCAACTCCCAATCTTTTGTCTATAATTTCAAAAATAGTATCCTTGTAATAACCCCAAAGCCATTTTTGCTCCTCATCTTCTAAATCATCGATATGGGTTGTTTTCCATTCTCGTATGGTTTTAATCTGGCATCCTAAACTAAGATGTGTTTTTGAAAAATTCATAACATAGGTATCAATTGCTACTGTAAAGATATTTTTCATATCTCCTATGCAATCTCTAAAATCTACATTTTCAAAGATGCAGTTTTCAAATTCTGTATCTAGTAAATTGCAACCATATAATCTTACCCCACTAAAATCGCAATCTATAAAAGATGCATTCTTACTTGAAATATTGCTTAAATTAGTATTTTTAAAACTAGCTCCATTTATAAACACATTATCAAAATCTAAGCCACTTAGATTTACATTTTCCAAATTTGCATCATTTAAAGAAATACCTTCTAAAATGCAATACTCAACTAATTCTTTTTCACTTTTTCTATCATCTTCTATAATGATAGTTTCATCAAGTCTTTTTAAAATTCCCATCTCATCTCCTTAATATTTTTCTCCATTTTTCTTCGTATTCTTCATAATTTTGCCAATAATCAAGACTTTGTTTTAGCTTCTTAACAACAGCATCCCAAGTTGTCATTTTTGTACTTTCTAATGCTATTTTTTCGGCAACTAAACTCATTTCCCATTCTTTTATGGAAATCATTCCATAATCACGAGCAAGTATTTTTCTAAGCTCAAGCAATTCTTTTTGACTAAGCTTTCTTTTAAGGCTTAACTCGTTTTTGTGTTCTAAGTCGTATTTAAGGGCTTTAATTTTGTTTTCATATTTTTCCTTTTGCTGCGCTAATTGTGATTTGTAACCTATCTTTTGATGATGATTTAAAGAATTTAGTCTTAGATTTTCATCGCTTAAGCTTTTAAATCTAGCTTGTGTTTGCTCTCTTAAAAGCTTAGCTACTTTTTTGCGGTATTCTTTAGCCTTAGGACTTTTTATAAAAAAGCCTAGCATATAAACACCTTCTAAAGTCCATTTGATTACTCTTTGTCTTCCGCCTTTTGTTTGCTCATAATCGTAGAAATAGTGTATATTTTCTATGAGTTCATCGGCGTGTAAATTTTTGTGAGACATTATTGTAGTGTTATCTACTGCGTAGTTATATGCAACTTCTGTATTTAAAAAACTTCTAGTGATTTGACAAATTTCACATTGTAATAAATTCATCTTAAACCTTTCATTTTTGAAAATATTTAAGAAAATTATATATTATTTATGAAAGTTTGTCAATATATTTCATTCATTTTTGATAAATTATTCTAAAATATTTGCCAAAAATGAAAATAAAGGGTGTGGAAAATTTCCATATCCTTATAATTCTGATATTATTTTATGAGCTTTTTTGATTGTTTCTAGCTTTCGCTTTAATTCTATATTTTCAAGCATTGTTTTTAAAAAAAGTTCTGTAAGTCGTGGCAAATCTCCGCTTTTCCAACGTGCTATAGTACTTTCTGGGATTTCTAACATTTCGCTTAGCTGTCGTTGAGTAATGTTTAACTCTTTGCAAACCTTTTTAACAATGTTTTCTTTCTCTTCTGCCATTTTATTCCTTTCTTTTAATTTCTTAATTTTATCAAAAAGTTTATAAACACCTTCTAAAGTCCATTTGATTGTCTTATTTTTAAAAGAATTTTCTACTAAAAAATAATGTGTGTTTTCTATAAACTCATCATTATGTGTCCTAAGATGTTTTGCTATCGTTAAGCCTGTTGTTAAGCCATAGTTAGAGGCAACTTGTTCGTTTGTAAAAATTAAATTTGAAGTGATATTTTGCATAATCCTACCTTTTGCTAATTATAAAAAAGTAGGATTGTAGTTTTATTTAGTGTTGTGTTTTGTGTTTTTCTTTATAAAATGTATAAACTAAAGCTATTAAAACTATAACTAAAGTTACCGCACCAATTCCTAAAATAATATCCATTTTAACTCCTTTTAGATTTAATTTCGCCAAGCCCTGAAAGAAACATAATTAAAATGCCTTCAGCTATAGCATAAGTCGCTTGACTTTGTGGAACATCGCTAAATTGCAAAGCAAAAGCTCCATTTACAAAGATACCTAAACCTATATTTCTTCCTGTGTTAAAAATAAGTTCTAACATTTTTTCCCTTTTTAAAAGTTTAGCACACTAAATAAAATTTAACAATATATTTTTACAAAATTCCTTAATTTCCTGTGCTGTCATTTTTCTCCTTTATTTAAAACATAAATTTAAGGCTCATTTCTAAAGCCCTATTTACAATACTTCTTATAAGCTCATCTCTTCCTGTACTTAAAGCTTTTCTAAGTTGCACTCCTAAGCCATCTTGTTTTAAAAGCTCTAAGGCTTTCGGTTTTAAAATAGCTTTTTTAACTTTTCCGCTTTCTAAATCCATACTCTCAAAATCCAAAAAATGATTATTTTTTAGGTAATTTATCGTATGATAAGCGTTTAATTGATGTGTTAAAAACTCTTCATATTCTAGTTTTGGGATAAAATCAAAAAAGTTAAAATCGCTTGGAATAGGAAAGGTACTATAAAGTTCTCCCAAAGTTTTTGCCGTATAGCTTTCAAAAAGCTCAATATTTTCACTCATTTAAATCCCCATTTATTGCAAAGCAAATTTAAATCCGTATTTGTCTTTAAAAGTTCATCAAAATAAAGCTCTAGTTTATCAATATAAAGTCTAGCACCTTTTAAATCATCATTTTGTATATTTTTAATTGCTAGATTTTTACTATCTTTGATAAGTCTTTGAAGCTCATCTTTTTTATCTTTAAGCTCAGTTAAACGACCTCTTGCGTAAGTAATTGTTTCTTCTTGCATTTTAATCCTTTATCTCATACAAAATTCGATTAAATCATCAATATCATTTAAATCATTTTTAGAAAAGTATAAATAAGCTTTAGGACTGATTAAAACTCCTGAAAAATCGTCATTATTTTCTTTATCGTATTTTAAAACTTTGCATTCTTTTAGAAAATGAATACAAGAGCTAAAGTCTATTTTATATTCTTTACAATCTTTGTTAAAATCATCTGAAAAAAGTATGCTTTGATTTGGAAAATCATTTAAAAGTGTTTTTATAATACGTTTTGAAACAAGCTTAAAAGCTTTGAAGTTTTCCATTAATTCTCCTTTATTTTATCAAAATTTTACTTAAGCAAATAAACTTCTTTCTGCATCTTCATCCTTTCAATAATTCTTTATTTTCGTGTATATTGCCTACGACATATACATCTTCAATTGTTTTATTATTTTTATGTCTACGAAGGTCAAATAAGTACCCACCATCTCCATTAGATAATTTAGAACACAATCCCAACTCCATATCAAAACAAATAATTTCATAAAATATTTCTGAATTTTTTTCATTAGTAAATACTAAGCATTCTATAATATCTCCTATATAGATTTTATTACCTTTGTAATCATAGTAGCCTGTAAATAACTCTATCTCTAAATCATTCTTATTCTTTACAAACTCTACTTCATTAATTCTGTCAGTTTCAGTAAATGTGGTTCCTGCTTCTACAGGAGATTTGTCATATTTATGAAGTTCTATTTCATTAAGATATCTCTTTTCAGTATTATCCCAAATTCTAAAATCAAAGTCTTTTAGTTTCATTTTCACTCCTTAAAAATTTTTCAACATCTTCAAAAGCTTTAACAATAAGCTTTTTTTCATGAAAGTAATTTCTTCCGCTTGGCTTACTTTTGTAAATTTTGTAAGCCTTTCTGAGTTCTTTTTTACTTATGTGATTTTTATAATTTATTTTTTCAATTGCAATCCCATTACTTCTTAAAAAATGACAAAAGCAACTTCTCCTCTCGCTAAATGGAACGATTTTTACAATTTCAAGATAATTAGAACGGCAAACTTTCATCATCCTCTCCTATTTCTATATATTTATCATTGCTTGAATTTTTGACTTCATTTCCATAAGGATTATAGCTTTGATTTTCTTTTGGAATAAATGATTTATTATTGTCGTTATTTAAAGATTTATGCCTTGCTTTAAAAGATTTTATAGATAAAGGCTCTTTATTATTTTGAAACTCATCCATGTTTTGCATTTTTTCATTAAAAATTCTATCAAGAAAGATTTTGTTAGCAAGTTCTCCATTTTTACTTAAATATTCTTCTGTTCCAAAACCTAAAACTAAAAGTTTATTAACTAAAGAATTGAGATAAATAACTTCAGTCTGCACCCCAAAAACATTCTCATTTCCCTTTTCGCTAAAATCAAGTTCATCAATTCCAAAGAATTTCATAATAGCGTTTAATTGTCTAAATCCTAAATAATTTTCTTTTTCTCCATTTTTACCCATATAGCTAAAATCGTTATTTTTAGCTACAAAAAGATTAAAAATAGCTAGTTTTTGCTCTTTTCTGGTTAAAAATTCAAAACAAATAAAAGTATTATTGCTTCCATCGCTTGCCAATTTATCATATAAAAAGGCTTTGCGGAAAACTCCGCTATAAAGCCCACCTTCACTTAAATACTCTACGCTTGGCGAATAATTTGCCACTTCAAAACTTGCCTTAAATGCTGGTAACATTATAATTCTCCTTTTAATTGTGTTAAAAATTCATCTTTATTACTTAGAACTTCTCGTATTTTTTCACTTGTAAATAAAGAATGTTTTTTTATAAAATTGTTTTGCTCCCCAGTGTTTAAACCATTATCACTCATAAATTTTCTAAGTTCAGCACCTAAAGCTTTTATCTCTTTTGCTTTATTTTCTATAGCTTTTTCATCACTACCCCAAACTTTTAAATCTTCATTTGGATTTAAAAAGCGTTTTTCCTTTATTGTTTCTAATTCACTCTCATCAAGCATTCCAAGTCCGCAAATACTTAAGGTTACACGCCTTTTTGCTTTTGTGATAGCTTTCATTATTGCATTTGCTAAATTATCGCCACCTAAATTTTTAATATTTAAAGCACCTGTATCGCAATCCGTTCTTCCATCTGGTGTTGCTGCATAAGCAGTAACCATATAGATATCGCCAACTTGTGCCACTTCTGTTTTTGTAATACTTACTTTTCTTATTTGTCTTAGCTGATCTGTTGCTGATTTATTTGCATATAAAGTAAGTTTGCCATTTAATACTATGTATTCAAAAGGCTTTGTAAGCATGTTTAAGCCTAAACTTTCACAAAGATTTTTAACATAGCTTGCTCGTTCTACATCACTAAGTTTTGATAAATCACCTTTTACCAAAGCCAACTCATAAGGATTAAAATTTATTTCTAATTTATTTTCTTCTTTTAATACAACTTCATTACTCATTTTTCATCTCCTTAATATTTTTTTCCATTTTTCTTCGTATTCTTCATAATTTTGCCAATAATCAAGACTTTGTTTTAGCTTCTTAACAACAGCATCCCAAGTTGTCATTTTTGTACTTTCTAATGCTATTTTTTCGGCAACTAAACTCATTTCCCATTCTTTTATGCAAATCATTCCATAATCACGGGCTAGTATTTTTCTAAGCTCTAGTAATTCTTCCTTGCTAAGTTTTCTTTTAAAACTCAACTCCTTTTTCTTTTCTAAGTCGTATTTAAGGGCTTTGATTTTGTTTTCATATTTTTGCTTTTGCTGTGCTAATTGAGATTTGTAACCTAAGCTTTGTCTAAAAGCTAACTTATCGTGCTTCTCATATTCAATATTTCTTAGTCTTTTTTCCATTTCATTGAAAGCTTTTATAAACAGTATTTTCCATTTATAAGCTTTTTCGCCTGTAAAACCCATCACTAAAAGAGAAAAAGCGTCACGAGTAAGGTTTATCATACGCCTTTGTTCGCTCTTTTTGTCAAAATAGCTATCATATTTAAAATTTGAGCTTTTAAATTCATCGTTTGGTAGTTTATCTATTGCCTTTAACACATTTGAGTGGTCTTTTTCAAATACTTCAGCTATCTGTAAAGAGTTGGCGAATATTTCATCGCCAACAACTTCAAAAACTACATTTACATTATTTATAGGGATTAAAGCACTCATTTTTTAAGCTCCTTAATCTCTTTTTCTAATCTTGAAACCTTAATAGCTAAGCCTAAAACCAAAGTTGCTAAAACTACTAACAAAATTTGCACCATAACCGCTCCTTTATGATATAATTTTAAAAGGTAAAAGATGTCAGGGGGCTTTCGCCCCTTTGGTTACCGCTTCAATGCTTGAATGATTGCAGTCATCAAGCAAATTACCGCAGTGATTAGCTCGAGCACTTCACTAGTTGGCATCTTTTACTCCTTTCGTTTATTTAAAGGTTATGTTTTATAACCTTTATGCGAGAATTATAGCATAATTACGAACTATTGTCAATAGTAAAAGTGTAAAAATATAAACTTTTTTAAAATTTTAGTTATGATTTTATACTTTTGGTGGGTTTTAACCAAGTTAAAAATAACTCGGTTAAGAAATAAAATTTTTAAGAAGTGTTTTTAATTGTTTTTGCTCGTTTAGTTCGGCTTCTAGCTTATGAATTTTGATAAGCATTTGACAAGCTTTTTCTACTTGTTCGCCAACTTCGCCAATCGCAAGTTGTTTTACTCGACCTTCGCTAAGTCCTATCAACTCGCCAAGTTGCCTATAAGTAAGCCCTAATTCCTTGCAAACCTTTTTAACAATGTTTTCTTTCTCTTCTGTCATATTTTCCCTTTCTTTTATTCTAAAGATATTTTATCTTTTATGTTAAAAATTCTATATAAAATAATTTTATTTTTATCGTTTTTATAATACTCTAAATCTACTAAAAAATTAAATCCATAAGGATTTTTCAAAACTTCTTCGGCTATTTTCTCATCACTAAAACTAACATCAACCGCATAAGGACTTAAAGCATCGCACTTTGCCTTATGTTTTGTTTTATTGTCTATTTTATTTGTAGTTTTATACATCGTTATCAAAGCATTTTCATGTATCTTTTGATATTCAATTTCCTTTTTTTCGCAAATGTAATTAGCATTTTCATAAATAAGCTCAGCTTCATCACTATTTATTCTCAAAAGTTCTTCACCTTTATGATTGATAAAAAAAGTATTTTGATTTATAGTAACGGGTGCAAATATATTTTTTAAATTATTGGCATTATACTTAGTAAAATGCGGATTTTCTTCTATTTCTTCTATACTTTTTGATTTGATATTTTTAAAAGATATGATAAGTTCTATAAATTCATTTAATGCTTGAATAGGTGCAATAATAGGCAAAACTTCTCCTGCTATTTCAAAAACCAAAGAATATATATCACTGCCAGTTTCAACTTTTTCTAAAAAAATTTTACTTTGTGTTATACCGTGTTCTTTTGATATAAAACTATCCATTAATTTTTGAAAACTTAACAAAGAATTAGCCATTATCCCAAGTTCTATGTTTTCTTCATGGATAATTTTTATTTTAAAATTAACAATATTTTCTTTCTCTTCTGTCATTTTATTCCTTTCTTTTAATTTCTTAATTTTATCAAAAAGTTTATAAACACCTTCTAAAGTCCATTTGATTACTCTTTGTCTTCCGCCTTTGGTTTGCTCATAATCGTAGAAATAGTGTATATTTTCTATGAGTTCATCGGCGTTTCTTAAAAAATGTTTTGCGATTAAATTTTTGGTAACTTCATAAAATGAAGCAACTTGTATTGAGGTATTATTTTGTATTTGTGATAGCATATTAACCCTTTCATTTTATGCTTTGAAAGGGTTGTTTTGATTTTAGTGCTTACTTTCTTTCGTTTTGTCTTTTAGAGACTTATTTTGCTTATAAAATAGATAGCAAGTATAAGCAAAGAGTATAACGCTTACCCCTGCGATAATGTTTAAACCTATCTCATTCATCCTTTTGCCTCCTTTGCATAAGAATACATATAGCCATAATCCCGACGCTAAAAGCAGTTATGATAAAGCTTTGCGGTTTAAAGTCAAAATTCATTAATGCGAAACTCCCATTAACAAATAAGCCAAGCCCTATGTTTTTAATTAATTCTAACATAGCCAAATTCTAACACAAAAATCTTAAACAACCCTAATTCAAAGAACATAAATTACTAAAATCTCGCTTAACTCCTTTTGCGTGATATTTAACTCTTTACAAACTTCTTTAACAATGTTTTCTTTCTCCATTTTATTCCTTTTCATCTGTGATAAACTCAAATTTTAAAACACTGCTTTTATCTTCAAAAGATTTTAGGCTCTGACGTAAAGTTTTAAAAGGTGCTTCATCATAAGAATTAAAAAAGTTTGTATGACAAGCAGGACAAAAAAGAATGCTTTGCTCAACTTTTGCAATGATTTGCGTATCGCAGTTTCTGCAGGTAATTTTATAGCTTTTCATATTTATTCCTTTTCATCTGTAATAAATCTAAACTCTGCTTTTTTATGCTCTTTTAAGCTTTGCAATATATTTCCTAGTTTAGAAAGTGGAGCTTCATCATAAGAATTATAAAAAGCATTATTGCAAAGTGGGCATACAATGACAGTTTTACCTATATCTAAAGTGATTTTAGTTTTACATTGTTTGCAAGTGATTTCTAAACTTTTTAAATTTAACATTTTAACCCTTCCTTTGTTTTTATAATTTTATCAAAAAGTGCTTTATTTTTATGCTCCTTTTTTGATTTTTAAGCACATTGAAGTACTTTCCTTATAAAATTCTTTAGGCACAGTAATATTTTTTTGCTCTAAAAAGCCCTTATAATCAATTGTAGTTCTACTTTGCGGATAAATTGTAATATCCAAACATCTTGCTTTTTCTCCATTTGCTAAGGCTATGAGTTCTTTTTTAAGACTTTCTAGCTTTTCCTTAATAGGTTTAATCGTGTTTTCAAGCCTTATAATTTCAATCGTTAGATTTTTTGCTTTAGTATCTTCAAGCTCTTTATAATCGCTTTTTTGATCTATGATATAATCTAATATAAACTCTTTTATATTTTTAACCAACCATTCTTGATAAGCTTCATCTTTTGAAACTTCGCACTCTACAATCTCTTCTTCTTTATTCATGGCTACAAATATACATTTTTCTTTACCACTGATATAAAGCCCAAATTGCACTTGAGCGTAATATTTATCACTTGGCTTTTTATTTCTTTTGATAAAATCATACTCATCTTGCGAGTATTTAAACTCATAAATAATTCCATTTTCATCTATTCCATCTAAACTTGCTATAAACATTTCATTTTCTAGACTTTGCAAAACTACAGGAGTGATACTCACAGAATGTAAAAATTCAACCCTAGCTCTAATCAAAGGCTCATATTCATTGCCTCTTCTCATAGCTTCATTTTGATAGACTTCTTTAAGTCCTAAGATGATATCTCTTGCCTCTTCTTTAGAGTTAAAAGCACCTTTAATACCTACACAAGATGCTACCATCGATGCACCTATTTTTCCTTTTCTAAAATTTAACCATTCCACACTACCCTGCTCTAAATCAATTATTTTACAATTCATTTTATCCTGCCTTTTTTATTTTTGGAGTGCTTTTTAAAATATAAAAAGTATTTCTCGTTTCTTTGTTTCTAACTGTTTCTATTGCATAACCTTTATTTCTAAGATTATAAATATAAGCTCCAAGTCTTGTAGTAATTCTTGTATCTATGCAATAAAAATTATCTATTTTTCCTTTGTTTAATAAAATATTTAAGACTTGTTTTTCTTGTGATATTGTAGTTACTGACATTCTTTCTCCTTTAATCTTTTTACTTCTTTAATAGCTTTATCATCATTTTTAAAAACCCCTATAAGCCCTAAAGCATCAAGGATTTTTATGCGAAAATTACTAAGTTTTACATTGATTTTAATTTCTTCTTCTAGCTTCAATGAAATTTCATTTATAGCAGTATCTTTTAATGCTATTACACCTTTTAGCCTTTGAACTTCTTTTTCTAAGTTTCTGATTTTTTCATTCTTTTTAAATATCAAGAACATAGTTTTGACCTTTCTTTTGCATAAAGAAGCTCATAAATTTTATTTTGCAAAGAGCTAATTTCTTTTATATTTTTCATATTTGCTTCTATTTGGTCTTTTAACTCTTTTAAAAGTTCTATTTTTTCATTTTCAAGATTAGAAATTTCAGTTTTTAAAGATTTATTTTCATCTTTTAAAGACTTATTTAGCTTCATTTCTTTTCTATATTCATCTTTGCTAAGTTTAATGATGACTTGTTCTTTTGTGTGATAAGCTTTCATTTTTTCTCCTTTTAGATTAATGCTTAAAAGGAGCAACTGAGTTCTTTATTAAAAAGGAAAATAAAAACTAAAAAACAAAAAAGACAAATTCTCATGAATGTAAAATAAGTAGTTTTAAAGTTGCCCCATTTAAGCATTAAAGGAGCTTAAGAAAAGCCAAGAGCCTTGCTCTCTTGGCGTGAGTATTGTTTAAGTATAGGCTAAGCAAGGCTATTCTATAATTTTAGTGGTTTTTTAGTTTAGTTGATTGATTATTTCAATCAACTTTTTTACTATTTCTAACAATAAAAAAGCAATTTTTAAAAACTTCTCTATCATCAAAAACAGCTCCTTCCCCACCAAGAGAAATTAGCCACTTAAACAATGTTATTTTATCAAATTTATTTTTATTTTTGATAAAGCCGAGTAAATCCGCAAGTCTCGGCATTGTATAATCGTTTAAGTTTATGCTAAGCGGATTTAGTTAAAATTTATCTGTGTTAAAAAATATTAGAGTTTTATAAGCTCTCTAATTAGCTCTAAGATTAAGATTAAAATTGTTAAAATTTTATCCCACATTTTAGAGCCTCCTTTCTCAACACCGAGACAAGTTAGCAACTTAAACTTTATAATTATACTTTCTTTTTCTTAAACTCTTGATTTTCTGTCGTTTTTAAAGTGCAAGAAAACCTTTGAAAAATAGCACTATAAACAATAATAACGAGCCAAGTTTATGGATAACTCGCTAACCCTTCCGCTATTCAAAACCATCAACACGATAGCAAAGCTTAATTTCCAAGCGGTCAAAAGCTTAAGAAAGTTCTTTAATAAAAAGAACTTGTTAAACTTTTAATAAAGCTTTTCGTATTTCTTCTCAAATTTCCTTACTTTTTCCAATAAATCATAGGTATCGTTAATAAACTCATCTCCATAGGCTTGCAAAGAAGCTGCAATATCTTCATCATCTTCCAAGCTTACTTCTAAAATATTTTTAAATTCTTGCAAAGAGTTAAAAATATCCGCAAAGTTTTCTCTGCTCTCTAATTCATCTTTAACTAATTCTCTTGCGTAGTTAGAAATTCTTTTTTCTTCTCTATCAAAATAAAAATCTGTAAAACTCATTTTTTATCCTTTTTTTAGTTATAATTACTTTCACTCTATGAAGGTGATGTAATGGACGAAATACAAAGCTTAAAAGCTCAACTTAATAATCTTCTTTTAAGAGTTAGCGAGCTAGAAAGTAAAGTCGCAACACTTGAAAAAAGACTAAATGACAAAGATTTTCAAGTTTTAAACGAAACTCCTAATCTTTTAGAGAAATAACAAATCCTTTGTTTTCAAACGCTTCTTTGGTGATTAAGTTTTTAACTGCATTATGAAGAACATTAGCTAAAAACTCTTCCAAAGAAGCGTAACTTTTTGAATAATTTCTTTCAAAGGCTATTTCTAGCATTTTTTTAATATCAGGTCTTAAATCTAATTTAACCTCTAGCATTTTTTATCCTTTTTGTTTTGTTGATAAAAGTATATAATAAAGAAACTTAATTAAAATTTAATTTAGTATATTAATTAGAAACTTTTTTAAAAATATTTTTGTGGTATAATTTTTTAATAGAAAATAATTAAAAGGATTGAATTTGTTTATTAGAGCATTAAGAGTTCTTTTCATCTTATCTTTTATTGCGGATTTGACTATCATAGGACTGTTTGTTGGTATTCCTTTGTTTTTGATTTTATGGGGAATTCAATATATTATTTACGGTGAAAAAAATCCTTTTTTTGTATTTGCAAAACACAATCCTAAGCCTTACCAAGAAGAAGATATTATAGATGTTGAAGTTGAAGATGAAAAATCAAAAAAATCTTTAAAAATATTTTTAGAAAATTGGAAGGATTAATGCGATGGATATAAAAGGTTGATGGGGTATTGAGGGAATAGTTTGGTGTTAATAGAAAGTAGAATTAAATTTTCTCCAATGATCTCTTAAGATAATAAAAACACTCTTACAGAAATCTTTTTGTTTTTCATTGTCTGTTAAACCAATACAAATAAAGTAGTCTTGCTCTATATTATTTAAAGCTTTAAAACACTTATCTTTTTCAAAAACACTACTATCTCCTAGATGAGATAAGTATTTAAGTAATTCGTTTTTGTGTTCAAGTAAAATTTCTATGTCTATACTAGTCATATTGGAAAGAAGAATTAAGAAATATCTAAAATTAATTAAGGCCATAATTCATTAATTTCCATATCATTTTTTTGTAATTCTTTTAGTCTTAATGCTTCTTTTTTATTTTCTTCCTTAAAAAAAGTAGCTATTGCATCTTGTGTAATTTCATTTCCAAGACTCGCAACATAAGAACTTTTCCAAGGATATTCTTCGTGAGTTTTTTCTCTAAGCTCCCAAGCCCCCATAGAACCGTATTTGTCAAAAATAAGAACTAAAAGTTCATGGGCATCTTTATTGTCAGCAATACAATCTGTATCAAAATCTTCAAGTTCATCAAAAGAGATAGAATTTGATCCATATTTTTTAAATTGTTCATACACTGTTCTAATTACAGGGCCGTGTTTCCACGCTTCAATTCTATCATCAAAGAGCGGTTTTTCAAATATAGCAAGCATATACCCTTGTGCATAATAAAGCATTTTTTGTATTTTTAAATTTGATAGCGTATCGCCAGCTTCTTTACTTCTTGCTAAGAATAAAAAGTATTTTGCAACATCTAATGCTTTCATAGTTTTTACCTTATTTTAAGATATAAATATATTATCATATATTATCATATATTATCTTATATTATCTTATATTTTTGTTCACCTTTTAGATTATTTGCTTCTAATTTATAAGCTACTGCTTTAGTACCTTTGTAGTTATAATCATAGCAATTTAGATAATAGAATTTATCTAAAACTTGTGAGCAGTTTTGCTTAGTAAAATACTTAGCAAAATCTTCACTTGGTTTGTATTGTGTGTAATCAGCTAAAGCTAAAATAGCTAATAATGATAAGATTATGAGTTTTTCATTTATTTATAAGGGATTTTATTTCAATTCTCATTTCTTCACATATAAAACAAAATAATTTGGCTTTAAATTCTGCTAAGAAATCTTTAAAATTTTTTGTTGCGCAAACTAATAAATCATAAAATTCCACTAATTTCTTTTCATCGAAATTGCGTATTAAATCTAAAATTTCTTTTACATCACTTTTTTCATTTAATTTTGAAAATGTTACTCTAATATATTTTCCAAATTCACTATAAGCATATGTTTCGTTTTTTAATTTATAGGTTGATACTAAAAATCTTATTATATTAATAGCTAAATTTGGAATAGGCATTCGTATTCCTTAGCTTTTTGGTTAATTAAAGCAAATTTATACTTCTCATCTTCTAATTTTTTACCATCTAGCTTTGAGTTAATTCTCTCAAATAAATCTTCAAAAGAATAATTATCAAAGTTAAAATCACAATCGAATGGAGTTAGATTATAAAACACTAAAGAGTGAATATAATCAATCATTTTTTTAAATGATTTTCCCATTGTTTTTTGGTCAAATCTATTAAGATTATATTCTTTTAATATTTCATCTATTTTTTCTTTAACTTCGTTTGAGCATTCTGAATTTGGTTTAGGGTCATCTAAAGCTTTTGCTACATCAAGACTAAAAGGTCCAAATTTATAACTTTTAAAATTTATACCGATAAACGGTCTTGAATGTTGTTGATAATATTTCAACTCTAATAAAAATAATATTTTTTGATAAAGCCTTGCCATTAATGCGTCTTTGCTTATCTTTTTAAGATAAGATACGGCTTCAATTAATCTTTTTTCCGATGCTGCATCCATTTTCCTCATTATATATCCTTTTTTGGAAATTAATATAATCTTTATGATACTAATTTATTTGCTAAAACAACTAAATTCTTTTTATCTTTTTTCTGAAATAACTTTTCTTTCTGTGGCTTGTGCATCTTTAAGCTTATTAGAAATTTTCCATAATTTGATAATTTCATCTTAATTTGCTTACCGTAAAAACCATTCCAAAATGATTGTATTTTTGTCATAAGTTTTCTTTCTCTATAATTAAACAAACCTAAAATATTTTATATTATACTGCACTTTGTTAAATAAAAACTTTAAATAAAAATAAAACCATTGCTTAAAATTCATCCCACCACTTCTATAAAATTTTTAAAGGTTTCAATCGCCATTTTTGATACTACAGCACCTAAGATCTCGCATTGTTCGAATTCGCTATTATCTACTTTTTTATCCTCGTATTTTTTATTTTCAGAAACTAAAAAAATATAATCTTCAAAAGGTTCTTTTTTAATTTTTTTGCAAAATAAATCATCATTTTTTTTAAAAATAACAATATCTGCATTTGAAATAGTCTCAAGTGAATTTTTGCTTCTATCCACAATAATAAAATCTCCATTAGATAAAATAGGTTCCATGCTATCGCCATTAATTTTTATAATATCATAACTCTTCTTTATAGGTATATCTAAAATTTCTTTTAGAAAATTTTCATCAACGGAAACAATTTTTGCTTCTTCGCTTTGAGATGATGTTCCAAGTCCTGCACTTGCATAAATATCTGGAAAATATCTGAAATTTATTTGATTATCATTTCTAAAAACATCTTGCAATATCACTTCGTTGAAAGGAATATCCAATGCATTACATAAAATTTTTATATATTGTGGTTTAGGTTTTGTTTTATTATCTTCTTTAGACATCAACCATTTTTTTATTGTTGCTTCTGAGCTTTCTATGCCATTTTTATATAAAATTTCCATCAAATCTTGATATGTAACTTTTTTATCTCTATTTTTTAAATAAAATTTAAATTTTTCAGTATCAAAATGAAAATCGAATATATCTCCATTTCTTCCCATATTCTCTCCTTTTTTAGTATAAAAATTATACACTTTTTTCAAGCAAATAATGTTCCATAATTAGAAACATAATTAAATATTTATTAAGTTTCTTTATTTTATACTTTCGTTATGAAAAAAATAGATTTTTTTGATTTTACAAAAATATTGAGTAATCATTATACGGTTATTAGTGTTAAAAAGATTAGAACAAATAAATCACGCCCAAGCTTTAAAAAACAAATAGAGTTTAAAAAACTCTATGGAATACCTCATGAATTTTGGGTGGATGTTCGTAGCAATCTTATAAACATACCTAAGCGTGGGAGAAAGCGAAAGGATAGAGAATGAAAATGATTGAGCTAAAGGTTAAGATGCCTGATGAGTATTTTGAACTTTTACAAAGTGTGGCAAATGATGGCGGATTTAATAGTATTAATGAGCTTATTACGGATAGGATTGCTCATTTTTTAAAATTTGAAAAATACTATAGAGAACTAGGTAAAAAGGATATTCTAAGCCTTGATAAGACTTAGATTTCTCCTAAGTAATTTGGATTTTGGGTGGGTAGGGTATGATTTAGGTTGTGCAGCTTGTTCTAGCTGTTTTATCCTGTTTTCTAACTCTTCGATTTTTTCCATAAGATAAGGGATGTTTTTTAACAAGTTTAAATCTTTGTCATCCATTTTGATAAGTCCTTTTCTTGATTGGGTGCAAAAAAATTATAGCAAAGGACTTTTTAAAACGGATTAAGGAATGAAATGCTTGAGAGATTGATTGAGATTATAGGATTATTTATTTTTACTTTGATGATGTTGCATTTTAGACTGTTTCTAGTGGCTGGTATTTCGGCTGGGATTTTAATATCTTGCATTTATCATTATCTAAAACGCATTTTTTATCACGGTAGTAAGGACAAATAATGTATTTAAATTTATCTTTTTTAAAAACCATTTCAAAAGGAGTTTTTTTTGTAACTAATTTATATCCTAAGTTAGGATATAGTCTTTTTGTCAAATCGTTTTCTAGCTTCATATCTTTAATACAAACTCTTTTTAGTTTTTGTTTTTTAGTCAAATATAGAAACAAAGGACGGATACTTAAACCAAATAAAACACCTATCAAAAAATATACTAAATTTTCTAAAGTGGCGGTTTTTAGCATTTCGGATAAGAAAGAATTAAACATAAAAAACCTTTTTAATTTAAATTATAACATAAAGGAGAGTTGTTGATACCAAGTTTTATAGCAAGTTTTGATGTGGCTATCGGGCGAAAAAGATTGAGAGAGAGAAAAGGCTATTTGAAATTATCAAACACTATAGCTTATGGAGGACTTAGTGTTGATGCTCTGGCATTGTATATTCAATTAGCAAAGCTTAGTGAAAAAACGATTGTAAGTGAAATCTATCTAAGAGAGTTTATAAAAGTTAAAAATAATCAAAGAATGAGTTTAAATAGATTAAGAATTGCAAAAAAAGAATTAATCGAGCTTAGGCTTTTAGAAATTAAAAAGGTTAGAAATGGATCTTTAAATTTTTATGAGTGGATTTTAAAAGATGAAAATTATCAAGTCAAAAAGCATTTTAACAAATCTTTATCTTTGCTTAAAAACAGTGATGAAAAGCTAAGCAAAACTCTTAAAAATAATGCTTCATCAATCGACAGAAAATTAACCACTGAAAACGAAAAAAATCAAAATTCCCTATATATAGAAACACGCACGCACGCACGCGATAATAAATTTATAAATAATATAAATATTAATAATAATAAATTTATAAATAATATAAATATTAATAATAATAAATTTATAAAAAAAGAGAATTTAGAAAATTTAAAAAATAATCAAGAAAAGAAAGAACGCGTTTTTAATCAAAACGCCTCTTTTGTAGTGAGCTTTTTAAAACTTGATGAAAAGGAATGTGAAAAAATGGCAAAAAAAGAATTTAAAGTCCCAAATGCTAATGAGCTTATGGGGCAAATAATGGCTTTTAATGAGAAAAATAATACAAACTTTGGTGAAGAGTTGGCTAATGATTTTATAGGCTATTGGGATGCTAGAGAGTGGAAAAGAAATGGAAAAAGAATGTCAAGTGTGGCAGGAAGTCTTTATACATGGCTTAAATACGCTAAAGAAAACGAGCTAAGAAAAAATCAGCGTTTTGGTAGAAAAAAAGAAGCCAATCCAAGTGTGGTTGATAGCTTGATGGAGTATTACGGGATGAAAGATGAGAACAAAGACAAGCTCTTAGGATGCTTTTAAGGAGTAAAAAATGCAAGAAAAAATACAAATTTTAATGGACTTATTGGAAATTAATAAGGCTCAGGCAACTGATATTGTAGGTAGATATTTAAAAAATGCAAAAGATATTCATTCTTTTTTAGATTTTTATTTCGAAACTTTAGAAAGAGAGAATATCGTAGGGACAACCTATGAGAAATTAAGAATGGTTTGTAAAAAAGCAGAGATTGAATTTAAAAAACGCTTTGAAGATAAAGAAATATTTTTAGAATGGCTTTGCAATAAATATAAAAACCAAGCTTGCTTTAGACTACATGAAGGAGATTTTGAATATTCGTATTTTGCTAGCTGCGGAAATGGTAAAAAGATTAAAATTAACCAAAAATCAATTGATATCTTAGTTTGCGTAAATGCTTTTAAGCAAATCTCCTATAAAAATGGCGAACCATTAGAAAATAATGAATTTAAAGAAGCTCTACTTGAATTTATTTTCAAAAATCAAGACAGAATAGGAAAAAATTTGAATATTCCTTTGTCGGTTAAAAAAATAGAGAAAGTTTTAAGCCTAGAAGAAAAAAGAGAAATCGAAAAGATTGAAGAAACAAAACTTTTTAATGAAAACAAAGATAGGTTTGAAATTTTTATAAAAAGCAAAAAAGCTTTTAAAAAAATAAGCTAATTTTAAGAAAGCCTGAAATGGAAAAGTATTTTTTAAAAATTGATTTAAAAAGCAACCCAGTTCCTTATAAAAGAACCACGCAAAGATCTAAATTTGCATGTAAAGATTATCTTAAATATTTAGATTTTAAAAAACTCTTGCAAATGGAGTTTAGAAGACAAAATAATATTAGCTGTTTTCAAGCCTTTGATAAGCAAAAGAAATATGAGTTTTCTTTAAAAATAGGATTTAACAGCAAAAGGCATGGCGATGGAGACAATATCGTAAAATGCGTGTTAGATGCGTTATTTGAAAACGATAAGAATGTTTTAAAAGGCGATTATGAGATTATTAGTTTTAAAAAATCTTTTTTAGACTTAGAAATCAAAGAATTTAATTTTAAAGAAGGGGTGGCTTGATGGCTAGAATGATGACAAATGGCAAAAGTATGACAAAAGAAGAGCTTGTATCAAAGATAGAAAACTACTTTAGCGAAAAAACTGTTTTAAAAGAAACTAAAGAAAGTGTTATTTTTGCACCTAAAACAAAAGTGGGATTAGCTGTGCATTTAGGGATTTCAATGCAAACTTTAAATGAGTGGGAAAAAGATAAAGATTTTGGAGAAATAGTAGCAAATGCAAAACAAAGGTGTGAAATGGATATTTTAAACCATTCCTTAATCGGTACTTATACTCCTAGCGTTAGTATGTTCTTGCTAAAAAATCAACATGGATATGTGGATAAACAAGAAGTAGTCAGCGATAATGTTCAAAAAATAGAAATTATAAGAAGTGAAATCAAATGAAATTAAAGCTTGACTTTTCTTACACTCCTGCACAACTTAAAGTTTTTGATGATAAAAATCCACGCTTTATAACTGTAGCAAAGGGCAGAAGACTTGGTTTTACAAGGGGAAGCGCTAAGTTTGTCATAGAAAACTTGCTTTTAGGACAAAATGTATTATGGGTAGATACCATACAAGCAAATTTACAAAATTATTACGAGTTATATTTTACACCTGAGTTAAAAAACTTGCCAAAAGATTTTTATTCTTGGAGTGTACAAGATAAGAAATTAATCATTAATGGAGCGGTACTTCATATGAGAAGTGCTGAAAGAAGTGAAAATATCGAAGGTTTTGGATATGACCTTGTTATTTTAAACGAAGCAGGAATTATTTTAAAAGGCAGCAAAGGAGAATATCTTTGGTATAACGCCATACGCCCTATGTTGCTTGATAATCCTAAATCAAGAGCGATTATCGGTGGAGTTCCTAAAGGAAAAAATCTATTTTATGAACTTTGCAGAAAAGAACTCAGCGATAAAAATTGGAAACATTTTCAATTCTCAAGTTATGATAATCCATTTTTAAAAGAAGAGCAAATTAAAGAATTAATTGAAGAAGTGGGTGGCGAAGATAGCGAAGTAGTCAAACAAGAAATTTATGGCGAGTTTATAGATAGCGGGGGTGCGGAGCTTTTTGCATTAACTGAAATTGAAAATGCGATGAGCAAGAACTCTTTTAGTATTGAAAAAATGCAAGGTGAGAATATTTGGGGGCTTGATGTAGCAAGATATGGAGATGATAAAAGTGTTTTAGCAAAAAGAAAAGGTTTTGTAATTGATGAGATTAAAAAATACTCACAACTTGGAACCATGGAGTTAGCAAATAAAATATTAGCTGAATATAACCAAAGCGAAGACAAACCAAAAGGTATTTTCATAGATACTTGCGGTCTTGGCGTTGGCGTGTATGATGTCTTGTTAAATTATGGCTTGCCCGTATTTGAGGCAAATTCTGCAAATTCTGCAACTAGCAATGAATACTTAAATAAAAGAGCGCAGATGTATTTTACATTTGCTAAAAACTTAAAACACATGGAGCTTGTTAAAGATGAAGAATTAAAAAAAGATATGAGAATGATTGAATATGAGTATAGCGATAAAGGGTTGTTAAAGATAGTTTCAAAAGAACAATTAAAAAAGAACTATGGCAAAAGTCCTGATGTTAGCGATGCGGTGGCTCTAACTTTTTTTGAAAAACTATACAGCAGAAACAATACTAATGAAGATTGGAGCTATGATGGCTGGTGAGTTTTTAATGATCTATGATGCAATTGATGTAAACAAAATAAAAAAGCTTTCAAATTTAAGCGATGAGGCTATAAAGTCAAGTCTTGCAAATGAATTTTTAGAGCTTGTATCAGGATTTAATAATATTTCTAAAAAGAAATTTAAAAGAGAATTTGCGGAGTTTTTATTTGAAAAAGGAGTGAATGAAAAAGATATTTTAAAAATAACAAATTTAAGCAAAACAACAATATGGAGAATTATGAATGAAAACAAAAAGAACTAATGATGAGAGAGTATCGTTTTTAACACAACTCATTAGAGAAAGTAAAAGTGGATATGAAAATTACAAACCACACTTTAAAGAGTTGCAAGATGCTTATTTGCTTGAAAATAAGGTAATGCAAAAATTGAGAAAAAGAAATAAATCAAGTATCTACATACCAAAAATAAACTCTAAGGTAAAATACCTAATCACTAGCCTAAACGAAGTTTATTTTAATAGCGAAAGAATGGCAGATATTGAAACTTACATTAATAGCGATGATACGATTATAGAGCTATGGCAGAATGCCATAGATTTTTATAGCGGTAAAATCAATATGTTTAAGATTTTTCAACCGCTTTTCTTAGATGTTTTACTTGTGGGAACAAGTATAGCCAAGCTTACTTGGCATAAAGGAATGCCACGCATTGAAAGAGTAGATATTGATAGTATATTCTTTGACCCAAATGCACTAAATAGCGAAGATATAGGCTATATAGTCAATGAAATTTATCTAACTTATAATCAAATCCATGAAAGACAAAAGCTAGGGTTTTATAAAAAAATAGAAATTGAAAAGCTTTTTGATGAAGATGATGAATATAAAAAAGTGAAGCTTTATGATATTTATGAAAGAAAAAACGATGATGAGTGGGTGGTTTCTACCTTATTTGAAAATAATTTACTTAGAAATGAAGTTACTTTGCAAGATGGACAGCCTTTTATCTGGGGTTCAATGCTACCACAACTTAAAAAGATAGATAATGAAAACTATATAAGTGCTTATGGCGAGCCTATAATGGCTTCTGCTATGCCTTTGCAAGATGAAATTAATATAACTAGAAATCTTTTAATCGATGCTGTAAGAACTCATATTATGCCAAAAATAATGATGCCAAAATCAATGGGAGTAAGCAGAGAAGATATAGAAACCCTAGGAAAGCCTATATATACAGATGACCCCAAAGGAATTCAAATACTGCCTCCTCCAAATATAAATAGTTCTGGAATAAATTTGCAATTATTAGAAAGTGAACTCACAGAAGTAACAGGAATTAGTCCACAAAACAATGGAGCTCAAACTGCACAAAATGAAACAGCAACAGAAATAAGCATAAAAGCACAAGAAGGTGGAAGAAGAAGTGCTGACTACATAAGACAGTATAACGAAACCTTTATAGAGCCTTTATTTGATAGGTTTGCAATGCTTGTTTTTAAGTATGGAGAAGATAGTTTTTTTAATGGTTTTCAAAGAGAGGATATACCTAGTTTTAGATTTAAAATCCAAACAGGCACAGGAGCCATGAATAAAGAAATTAGACGTGCAGGAATTCAAGCTAGTATGCAAGTTTTTTCACAATTATATCAAATGTATATGAGCATAGGCGATGCAAATTCTGCTTATGGGATTATAAATGCTAGTAAAGAACTTACTAAAGAATTATTACCAATTTTAGGTGTAAAGAATGTAAATAGTTTATTTGCTTTTGAAAATAATGAAGATATTAATCCGCAAATGCAAGGAGAAACTAATGCTTAATATTGAAATAAAAAGTGATATATCTAAAACCAAAGGAGGAAAGAAATTAATAGATTTTATCAAAGCAAAATATAGTGAATGTTTTTATATAGCAAAAAATAATGATGAGAAAGAGTTAAGGTTAAAAGCTTTAGATACTATGGCTTTTTTAGACATAATAATCAATAAAATAAAGGATGAAGAAGATGGAAAATGATGCTTTAAAAGATTTAATAAATGTCATAACAGATGATGATAAAGGACAAGTTGCTAATAATGGCGATGAACCTACGCAAGTAGAAGATAATGAACCTATGCAGGTTGCTAATGAGAACGAGCCTGATTATAAGGCGATGTTTGAAGCTTATAAAAGTGAAAATGACAACAAATTAAATGCTTTAATGAGTGAGCTTGAAGCTTTAAAAAATCCAAAAAAAGAGCCAAGCGAACAAGAATTACAAAGAGAGCAGTATTTAAAAGAATTAGGACTTGATGGACTTGATGAGAAATTAAAAAGGCTTGAAGAGCTTGATAAAAAGCAAAAAGACAAAGAAGAGCAAGATGCACTAATCGCTAAATACGCACAAGTAGAAAGCGAGTTAAGAAAAGCCTATCCTGATGCGGATTTAAAGGCTATGGCAGAACTTGCAACAAAATTAAATGGTTTAGGCGAAGGTAATATTGACAGCTGGAAAACCTTGCTTAATTTGGTCGGAAAATCAAATAATGCCAAAAAAGCTGAAGATTTATCAAGTGCAAATAATAATGTAAGAACTAGTGATTTTAACGATAAGTTAAAAAAAGGCGAAGTTAGCGAGATAGATCTAGGCAAAGAATTATTAAGTTTAGTATAAAGGAGAAATCATGGATTTTATAACAGCTTTAAAAGGTGGTACAGGACTAGGCTCTAGCTTTGCAGATACTTTGATGAAAACAAGCAATTTTACTCCAAATTTAGCAAGTAGCAGTGGTGGTTTTTTAAATGGATTAAAAAATTCTTTTAGTAATTTTGGAGATTGGTTATTTAAAAGTTCTGATGCAAACAAAATAACTAATTTTGATAGATTGGGAAATGTTTTAGGCGCTGGGGGTGCTTTATATGGTGCTTACAATCAGCAAAAGATGGCACAAAAGAATTATGAGTTACAAAAAGATGCTTATAACTTCAATAAGTATCTAGCCAATGAAGAGTTAAACAGAAGAAAGAATATGGAAAATAAACTTCAAAATGTTTGGAGTAATTAAATAGATTTGGATTTAAGGAAGCCAAAGGGAAATTATAGCTCCCCTTAAAAAAGGGGAAATCAAGTATTAATAAGCCTTGACTATAATTATACAAAGTAGTATAATTATAACTATAATTTTGGTTAGCAATTTAATCACCTCCCAACTGGGCGGTAAATTAACGCTAAAGGGCGGCAACCCTTTGGCGTTGCACCCTTTTAAAATTATACACAAACTTCCTTAAATCCTTTATTTTAAAAGAAAGAATAAAGGAAACAAAATGGCATTTTATAACCCACAAAGAGTAGTATTTAATCCTGATACAGGCGTTATACAAAACGCAGGAAAAGTCGGTGGTGTCTTATATGACATCATGAGCAAAAGTTTTGATGATAAAGTTAAAGCTAATGAGTTTCAGCAAGAGCAAGATTTAAGAAAGCAACAAATGGAATTTAATCAGGCTATGCAAAATAATCAGCTTTTGCAAAATGAGAGAAACTTTGATTATCAAAAAGAAAGAGCAAATATAGCAGATCAGCAATGGCAAATGAATTATAATCAAAGAGCTAGACAATATGCCATGCAAAATGCTTTAAGACAGCAAGCAATAAATACTAATAAGGCTTACAAGGATTTAAATTATCAAAAAGGATTATTAGAACTCCAAAAATTGCAAAATGAGATAAATACAAAACAAAAAGAGCAAGATTTATTAAATAAAGTTTTTAGTAATGCTCAAGGTTTTGATGGTCAAAGCAATACAAATTTACCAAATAATACAAGATATAAAGCAGATGCTCAGTTTTTAGATTTAGCAAGCAATCAAGGCAAAACCTACGATACTACACATGGATTTTGGAATGGAGCTATAGAGCGTGCTTTTGGTGGATGGGGAAGTCAAAGCACGGATTTAAATGATGCAAGTGATTTATTCTTAAAAAGAATGCAAAGTGATTTATTAAGAGGTGGTAAAAATGCTAAATGGAATTTAGAGAATATACAAGCCAATTTCCCTATTAATGGTTATACCATGGAAGCAAATAATCAAAGGGTAGCTCAAGCATTAGCAGGAGAATGGTTAGCACAAGCTCCAAACTCTTATAAAATGGAATTAGAAGAAAGACTAGGAAACGCAAAAACAAATATGGAGAAACAAAGTGCTATAGAAGACTATCAAAAGAATATGAATTTTTATAATAACTATGCCCCAAAAGTAAAAGCTTTTTACTGGGATGAAAAATACTCAAAACCTAGTAAAAATGCAGTAATTATAGATAATTCAACAACTAATCAAAATATACAAAACGATTTAGCCAAAAATACATTAGAAGTGCAAAATCAAAATACTCCAAAATTACATAGTGTTAGCTTTAATGGAATTAATGCTCAAATATCAGAACCTGATGCTAATGGTAATGTAATATTAGTTAATCAAGCAGGTAGAAAAATGCAAGTTAGCGTAGAAGAATTAAAAAAACAAGGATTGATACAATGAATATAAGAGAATTTTTATTAGAAAAACCGCAAGAAAATAACATTATTTCTTTTTTGCAAGATGAAGTAAGTCAAAATGAAAATCAAAATACAAATGAATATTTAGCAAGTTTAAAAAATGAAGCAATCAATGATTTTTATAAAAATAAAGATAAATATGCTAAAGAATATGAAAAATATAATTTCAAAGACCAAAATTTAACAAATCCTATGGGAAATGTTAGTGAATATAAAAGGGATTTATATGATTATAATAAAAATCCATCCATGAATGCTGATGATTTGAGTGATTATATTTTAGATAAGCAGTCTAAATTTAATGCCTCTAAACCTATTTTTACTGATGATAATGAAGTAGCAAGAAAAAATAATCAATTTATGAGAGATTTAGGCGATGAGCTACAAAAATCAGGGCGCGGAAAATTATTACAAGATGATGATGGCTCTTATTGGGTGCAAGATAATAACGGAAATTATTCTAAAGTGCAAGGTAGCACAATGGGTAATTTATATCGCGGAATAAGAGATAATGGTGCTAGTGTAGCTCTAGGAACAGCAGGTGCAATTGGTGGTAGCATGCTAGGCGGTGGAGTTGGTATGGTTGCAGGTGGTGCATTAGGTGCATCTTTGGGAGCAGGATACGATTACTACGGAAATACAAAAGATACAAATCAAGATGCAAATTTAAAAGAAGCTCTTATGCTTATGGGTGAAAATGCAGGACTTTCTTTAATAGGTGATGCAGCTTTTGCTGGAGTTGCCAAAGGAGCAAGAGTTTTAAAAAATACCTATAATATGACTAAAACAGGAGCAAGGGCCGGTAAAGATATGATAGATGGCATGGCGGTAAAAGGTGGTAATTTAGGTAATAGGGTTATAGATAAAATCACCCAAAAAGATATTCCTATGATAGGAAAATTTACAGATGGTGGTTTGCAAAATGCAGAAACAATTTTTAATAATCTTACAAAAAATGTAGAGAATAAAAAACAAATAGATGAACTTATAGCAAAAGAAAATCCAACATACTTAGAAAATGGAAAGCCTACAATAGAAATATTAAAAAACATTGTCGAGCAAGGACTTAACAAGAATAATCCACAATTTATACAAGATAGCGCTAAAAGAACAAGTGCTATTTTAAAAAATATTTCAAATACTTTACAAGGAGTTCCAACTACTCAAAGAAGAGAAATATTATTAAAATCAGCTCAAGCTTATCCCGAAATAGGAAGTTTTTTAGATGATGTTTTAAAGGCTGATAAGGATGCTAGTATTTCTTTTTTAAATATAATTAAAGAACAAGATGAAGTATTTAAGAACAAAACAGGTTTAAATGGCGAGTTTGATGTTAAGGCTTGGCAAAAAGATAATAGCTCTTATAAAAAAAGAATTAATAATGAATACGCTCAAGCTATAAAAAGTATAGATGAGCTTAACAACGGCTCAATAAGGTTAAGCAAAGAAGATTTAGCAAAGATTGAAGAGTTTAAAAACAACAATTTTTTAGAGCAAGATATAAAAACAAATATTAGTAGCTTTCTAGAAGATACTATTGATAAAGACTTAAGTGCTGAGCAAATATTTAACTTAAGAAGTGCTATAAATAAGCAATTAGCCACAGGAAATAAGACATATAATACTAAAGAAGCTTATAGGCTAGTAAAAGATACTTTAGATGAAACTATGATAAAAAATGCAAGTGATAAAGAACTAGCAAAGAAGATTTTAGAAGATGCTAATAAAAACTATGCGTTAAAAGAAAATTTTAATAATAGTTATCTAGGAAAAATCAAAGACCAAGAAACACCCGAAGCACTCGCGCAAAGAATAGCTAATGGTGCTAGAAATATCAATGAAGACAAAGATTTAAAAAGAGCTTTTGAAGGTATGAATGAAGCAGAGCGAAAAGCAAATGAAAAACATGCTTTTAATGCATTACTAGCAAAACATAGAATTGAAGATATAGGATATGATTTTAAGAACCTAGCAAAAGATATGGATAATGTAGAATTTGTAAGTAAAGATTTAAAATATGCAAAAGAAGTAGTAAATGTTTATGCAAAAATTTATCAAAACAATAAAGACTTAATAATGACGGCTTTAGCTAGTAGTGGCAAAAAAACAAATTCTTCAATAGCCACAACAATACAGGGTGTTTTTGATAGGATATTAATAAGTGGTGTTTTTGCTAGAATACATGCTTTAGTTCCTTTTATGAAAAGTGCTAAAGAACAAGCATTAAGAAATCAAATACTAGATGCATTAAAACTTGCTAAAACCAATAAAGAAGTTATATCTAATCTTAAAAACATAAAAATAGCGGATAAAGAACAAAGTAGAATTTTTAAAGATGCTTTGGATAATTATATTAAAGTAGATAAACAACAAAATAAAATATTAAAAGATGCACTAATAAAAGAAGGTGTTATCAAAGGCGACAACTTCTTCATGGATAAAGCTGATCCGAGCAAAGCAAAGAGTGATTATACTGCTAAATTTAATGTAGAAAAATGGATTAATAATGTTTCAGGAATTTTAAAAGATGAATGGGTGGTAAATTTAAAAGCTATGGCTAAAAAACACCCTGAAATGTTTAAAAACGAAGCAGATGTATTTAAGGTAATTAAAGAGATAAAAGACAATCCTACTCATTTTTTTAAAAACTATGATGATGAAGTGGCATTAATAGCTAAACCTTTAAAAGATGATAAGGTTGGCAATATAGCCATAAAAAAAGATAGTGGCAAAATTATACATATTAATAAAACAAAAGGTAAGGATTTGGAAAGATTAAATCGTAGAAATAAAGCAATGCTGACAGGTACGCCAACTCCTGCAACCACTAAAGGCAGTACTACCAATGTGGAAGGCGATTTATTACAGCATTCTTTTAAAAATTCTACCCAAGCTAAGCCTAAAAAAAACTTAATGGAAGATATAAAAGAGAACATTAAGGCAAAAGAAGTAAAGAAAAAGAATAAAAAAAGCGTAAAACAAAGTCTTGATGAAAAAATACAAAATGATAAAAAAGCTAGAGAAGAAAGAATTAAGAAAATAAAACAAGTTATAGCTAGAAAGCAAAAAAATAGATAAGGTTACAGATAAAAAAATAGCAGGAAAAATAGGCACTTATGCGCTAAAAAATCTTATTAAATTAAAAGAAAGGAGCGAAGATAAATAAAAATTAAGGGCTTAAAGTCCTTGATTTTTATCTCGTTCTTTAAAAGAATTTGGAAAAAATTATGCAGAATATTATCACGATGGAAAAGGTGCTTTACAAAAACTACTCATTGAAAAACAAGGACAGGTAGCTGGGGCTTTTCATAGAAAAGATTTAGGAGATATTGATTTGGTTTGGGGAGAGGTAATAGATAAGATAAAACATAAAGGTTATGGTTTAGCTCATATTATCGATAAGCATCCTGAGTTGGACTTGAAATTAGTTAGCGATATTATCGATAAGGGGAAATTAAATAACCAAAACAACATAAGATATAGAATAGAATATAAAAATTATATTATAGGTTTAAGCAGTGAATATAAAGGAAATAAAAGAACTTTTATAATTACAGCTTTTGAAAGATACAAAGGATAAAAACAACACTTTCACCGATTGTTTTTTTGCGGTTAGCTCGGACAATTTACTAACCAACCTTTTATCAATTATAGCATAAATTCATGTTGATTTAAAATTTTTTGGCTAAAATTCTCAGCAAAAAGGACAAAAATGCAAACAACCAAACTAAGCAAAAAGGCTCAAATTCACTCTGTTATCGCTGCAAGTAGTGGCAATCTTGTTGAATGGTTTGACTTTTATATTTATGGTTTTGCGGCTGTGTATTTTGCTCATAATTTTTCTAATGCCACTTCAACACTTTTTGCGCAAATTGAAATTTTTGGTGTCTTTGCGGCTGGCTTTTTAATGCTGCCTGTTGGAAGCATTATTTTTGGCAAAATGGCTGACATTAAGGGGCGTAAAAGGGCGATGATAGTTTCTATCATCTTTATGGCATTTGGTTCTTTTGGCATAGCCTTTTTGCCTGATAAACAAGCAATTGGAGATATGGCTGTGGTGCTTTTGCTGCTTTTGCGGCTTATTCAAGGCATAGCAGTTGGCGGGGAATTTGGTATAGTTGCAGCTTATTTAACAGAAATTGCCCCACAAGGCAAAAGAGGCTTTGTATCAAGCTTTCAATATGTTACCATAATCGGCGGACAACTTCTTGCGGTTGCAAGCATTAGCCTTTTATTTTTGTTTATAGATGAAAAACAAATGCAAGAATTTGGTTGGAGAATTTTATTTTTCGTGGGCGGAGTTTTGGCTGTTTTAAGCCTCTTTTTTAGAAGTTTTATACAGGATAATTCTCATAAAGTCCTTGAAAATTATACTGATAGAGGGAGCTTTAAAGCCCTTTTTAAATCCTACAAAGCCCTTTTAATAGTAATAGGCGTAACGGCTGGTTGCACCATAGGCTTTTATGCAATCACAGTTTATCCTAAGGTATTTATGATAAATAACGGCGTTGATACAATCTTAGCCAATAACATTATGCTAGGCTCTTTATTTGTGCTGTGCGTGGCTATACCCTTTATCGGAGCAATTAGCGATAAAATAGGCTTTAAAATTTCACTCTTCATTTATCTTGGTTTTTGTCTTGTAGGGACTTATCCGCTTTTTATGGCTTTAAAAAGCGTAGCATTAAACGGGTCAAATGAGTTTTTGCTCTTTGTTATAGTTTGTTTTATGTGTTTTATGTTAAGTTTTTACACAGCTGTGGCAGCTATTTCTAAAACCTCACTTTTTCCACCCCAAATTCGTGCACTTGGTGCTGGACTTGGGTGTATGATAAGTGTGGGACTTTTCGGCGGAAGCGTGAATTATGTAGCCTTGCAATTTAAAGCACTTGGCATAGAATGGGGCTTTTTTGTGTATTTTGGCGTTATTGCTTGTATCTCGCTTATTTGCACAGCCTTAATACCAAAGCAAAGAGAACTTGACTAGAGCGCACTTGCGTGATAAAAAAATTTTTAAAATAATATTACTTTTGTTTTGTGATTTTTTCAATTTGTTTCTCTCTAAATTCAATATTCTCTTTATATAATTTTGCTTGTTTTTCTCTTATAATAGCATTTAAATCCCATAAATTAAAGCATTCGTTTTTTATAGGCTTACCTACAAAACCATCTATAAAAGCTTGTGTTTTTGTCATTTTGGTTTTCCTTATTTTTGTTTTGTGATTTTTTACTTAATGTCTCTTTATGCCCTTCATATTTATTACTCATAAATAGTTTTTCCAAGTCCAACTAGGTTTTAGATGAACCAACACCTGCTAAATATCCAAAAACACTTGCTAATGTTGTACTGAGCAAGCCCAATCCTATTTCTATTTTTTCAGTAAATAAAATAAGATAAAGACTAGCTATCAGAAGAATAAAAACTGCAGTACATGCTATATTCATAGATTTGTGCCATTTTTTATTTTCTTTAGTCAGTTTATTAACAGCAAAATCATATTGTCTTTGATTGTCTTCTCTAGTGGCTTCAATTTGAGCTAAAGTAGCCTTTTGCTTGCTGACTTCTATTTCAGCCATAACTTTGCCTACTTTTTCAAAAGTTTCAATTTCTTTATTATCTTTAACTATTTCATTTTTCATATTTAAGTTTCACGTTATCTTCAAAATTTGTATTGTTTTGCTGTATAGCTTTTAATGCACCTTGTATTATCAATAGATCTATATTTTGTATTTTTGGATAATACCCTTTATAGTTTAAATAAGAAATAACAACAGCATTGTTTGGTTTTTGTTCTTGAAGTATTTTTGCTTCATTATAGGCATTTAATATACTACTCATTTCAATTCCTTTTGATAATTAGATTATACTTTTTTTATAATTAATTTATACTTATTTTATATGTTTTATATATATTTATATATTATAATCTTACTTTTTTTTAAAATAAATAATTTGCTTTAAAATACACTATTTTTATTTTATAAAAGGTTTTATAGATTTTGAAATTTCATCTAAAACTTTTGCTTTTTCATAATTAATAAGCCAACTATCAACCCATTTAGGTGTTTCGCCTTTTGCATTCCAATTAATAACACCATTGTAAACAGCTCCGACCATATTTGCAAATTCTTTTTTTGTAAGCTCTAATTCATTTAATTTTTTTTCAAATGTTTCTATATCCATTTAATATCCTTGTTGGTTTTAGTTATTATAGCAAAAAATACATAAAAATTTAACTTTTAATAAAAAATAATTATAAAAAAATGTATTTTATGCTTGACATATATTATAAAAAAGTGTATAATCACTGCATAAAAGTTATAAAATAATTAACTTTTGTAAATCAAAACAAAAAGGTAAAAAATGGAAAAATTAGCTGTAATTAATGGCGTGGATGTAGAGTTGGAAGTGGTAGATAATGCAGTATATACCACTTCTTTAAGCGTGGCTGAAGTATTCAATAAAAACCACAAAAATATTATACGCAAAATAAATGAATTTCCAAAGGATAATTTTACTAAGCTCAATTTTGAGCTGAGTAAATATATTGATAGCACGGGTAGAATTTTACCTTGCTACAAAATCACTCGCGACGCTTTTTCTCTTTTAGTGATGGGTTTTACAGGTGAAAAGGCTTATAAATGGAAAATCGAGTTTATAAAAGCTTTTAATGAAATGGAAAAAAGACTAAGAAATATTGAATATGAGAAGCACGATAAGTTAGCTTTTAGACAAAGCTTAGGTTATAAATCACAATTAGCACAGCAAAAGCAAAAATATGAGAATGAGATTAAAGCCCTAAAATATGACTTAGAACAAAGTAAAAACAATTTTAAAGATAAATTAAATTGTATATTGGCTAAAAATGGTTTATATGCCTTTGATTTTAAAACTTTTAAAAATTATGCCTTAAAGCTAGAAAAAATGTTAAAAGATTTAAAAGATGATGAAAACAAAGAGAATAAACTACTTTTAAGAATGCAAAATGATTTCTTAGAATGTTTAGAACTTTATAAAAGTGTAAATATCTAATTTGTTTCAAAACACACTATTTTTGAAATAGCTATTTTTGGAAAAATCCTTAAAACTAAACTAAGGAGAATTCAAAAATGGCTTTACCTTCAATGGGACATACAGCACCCGCAACAGAAAATGTTAAGTTAAAACAATCAATATATGAAACGATTATTAAAATTGGAGCTACTGAAACACCAATTCTAAATAAAATAGGCACTTCAAAGGTTACAAATCCTTTAACCCATAGTTGGCTTACAGACACTTTTGAAGAACCAAAAAAGAACGCAAATTTGGAATTGAGTAAATTTGTAGGGGAAACAAAAAACACAGCTCAAAAAACTACAAATGCTACTCAAATATTCATTACCGAAGCCATGGTATCAAAAGCTTTATTAAAAGCAAATCAATATGGTGGAAATGAAATGGAGTATCAAATAGGCAAAAAAACCAAAGAACATAAAATGGATATGGAATATGCTTTATTTGGTCTAGGCAGAGATAGTGATGTAAAAAAATCAGTTTTCAAAGATTATGTTCAAGCACAAGAAGCAACAAGTGGAGAAATGGCTGGACTTTTTCATTATATCGCTAAAGGAAAGGATAGCTTTGCTGATGGAAAGCGTGGAAATGTATTAGCTTTTGATGAAACAGGAGATTGGAGCGGAACTGCAACAGAACTTACAGAAGATAAACTTAATCAAATCTTACAAACCATTTGGAATAGCGGAGTTACGCCTAAAGATGTCTTTTTAGGAGCTGACTTAAAAGGAGCTATCAATAAATTTGCTACAAGAATTTTAGGCAATGAAACAAAACTAGCAGGACAAGTAGTAAGCCTTGAAACAGATTTTGGAACGGTAAATTTCCATATGCATAGATTATTAAGCCCTAAATATGGTTTGGGTGATGTTTTAATTGCTGGGGATTTTGAGTATATGAAACATGGGCTTTATATTCCTACTATGATTGAAGATGTTCCAACTGATATTACTGCAAAAGCAAAAAGATTTTATACGCAAAGCACTTTAGAAGTAAGAAATGCTGATGCTTTTGCTATAGGCGTGGGATTAGCTAGTGGAAATAATGCAAAGGCTAAAGCGGTTTTAAAAGCAGCAAGAGGTGCATAATGCTTTGTATTATGGCTAAAAAACTCATTATCGCTAAAGTTAAAAATTCTTACAAAATGATAGAAGATGATGAAGTTTTGAAAGCCTATTTTATGGAAGCATTTTATTATATTTTATCAAAATGTGTTCCTAGTGTTCTTTTAAAAAATGTAGAACAAAGCGAAAAAGTTTTCAGGCAAGTTAGAAATAATCATTTTTTGATTATTCCTGATGAGCCTGATTTTGACAATGAAAAAGAACATTTAATGATAGATGAAGCACTTAGTTTTGCTGTGATTAATTATGTTTGTTATTTGATTACAAGATGCGAAGAAAAAGACTTTCTGGCATTATGTGACAAGATAATTAATGAGTATATAGCTAACGATGGCAAGGAGCTTGATGATGAAAGAACATGGTTGTGAGTGTAATTTTACAAATAAATTTAATCGAGCTTTGAGTTATAAAGACTATGCTCAAAGTATAAATAGTGCTGATTTTATAGCTTATTTAGATGATAAAAAATGGCTTTTAGCCATGGATGATCTGCTTTTCTTTTGTGAAAAGAGAATCAAAGATAGTGATTATTATGAAGGTTAAAAATGGGAACAAGCTTAAATGAGTTAAAAACAGGTAGAGAAAAACTTGAGATTATAAATCAAGTTTTGGCAAGAATTTCAAATGTTGCTACTGCTTTGGATAATACCAGAATAGAAGAAATTGTAGGACTAAAAGAACAAGTTAATAATTTTTATAATCAAATTTTAGAGCTTAAAAATTTAGTTGTAAAAAATAGCGAGCTTACTCAAAGCAATACTGATTTTACTAAAAACAAAAGAAATGAAATTGAAAAAATAAGCAATGAAATAAAAAATACTTTAAATAATATAGAAGAAATCTACAACAACATTATAAAATCAGAAAAAGATATAAGCAATGGAGTTAATTTTGTTAAAGACAAATATCCTGAACTTAATGAGTTTAATAAAAATTTTGAAATTATAAAAATAAAACTTGAAGAATATTACAACATAGCTGTTGATTTTAATGCAGGTCTTAAAAAAATAGAGGAAAACAAAAATCTTACCAAATCCTATTTAGATTTATCCATAGAACTTAAGCAACAAATCTTACAAGAACTAGAACACGCACAAAGTATTAAAGAAGATTTGCATTCTAATATAGAGCTTGTAAATAAACTTGTTTCAAATATCGTGGCAACAAAGAATGAGATTATATCTATAACCAATAATTTTAAAAATGTAAAATCAGAAGTTCAAAATATAGTTAATGATGCTGAAGCAACAATAAAACTTAAAATAAACACTATTCTTTTTGAAAATCAAAGATTAAATCAAAATATGATTGATTTATTAAAGCGTTGCGAAAATTTAGAGGATGAAATAGTAGGAAAATATGAAGATATTTTAAAAATAGAAGATCTTATAAACTCATCAACTGGAATTATAAATGATTTGAGAGAAGCAGTAAAACAAAGCGAACAAATAAGCGAAGATATGAGAAGTTTTACAGCTATTATCAACGATTTCAAAACAGAAATTTCTAATCTAAAAGCAGATTTAGAAAGCTATGGCGAAAGATTAAAAGGGCAACTTGATTTAAAATTAGCACAAGCAAACTCAAGTGTAGATGCTAAGATTTCAAGCATTGAGACTCTAAAAAATCAAATTGAAGCATATGTAGAAGCTAATAAAAATACCGTAGATGTGGCTTTAGCTAACTTTATAGAAAGATCTAAAATAGCTAATGAAGATTTAGGAAGATTGGCTGAAGTAGCAAGAACAGAACTCGCTAATGATAAAACAGCTATTGAAAGCTATTTATTAGAGCTTAAACAAAGTATGGTTAATGCCATGAAGAAAGTATCCAGTGATATCACAGATGAAACAAGTGGAATATTAGCTCAAAAAAACCAAATAGAGCTTATCATAACACAAGGAAAATCAGATTTAGATACTTTAATCAACAACTTTAACTCAAATTATCAAAACAAACTTAACGAATTTAATTCTAATACTAATGAGAAATTAGCTTCTATTAATTCACTCAGTGAAGAAAGTATAACAAATATACAAAATAAAACAGATGAAAATATAAGCAGATTAGATACAGCCAGCGAAGAAAAACTAACTAAATTTGATGAAATTATAAAAGATAATTTGGGTGGAATTTATTCTCACATTTTTTCAATCGAAAATGTTTTAATGGATAAAAAAATAATTAAATTAAGTTATAAGGAGTAAAGAATGGCGGACTTAGAGCAAGTTGTAAATGATTTAAATTTGGCATCACAAAGCTTACAAGAGTTAAGAGAAAAATATGATGGTGCTTTGGATTTACTGGATAATAAAAATACACAAATAACAGGTGCGCTAGATAGTGCAAAATCTAATGCCTTGCAAGAAATACAAACTATAAGCGATACAGCTACAAATCAAATTTCGCAGTTAAAAAACACATCCTTAAATTTGGTCAACGAAGCTAAAAATACAGCTACAACTGAAATATCAAATAAAAAGGAAGAGCATAAACAAGAGTTAGAAACTAAGAAGAATGAATATATTAATAAAATTGTTGCAAAAGCTAATGAGTATGATATTGCCAATATTAATGCGCAAGTTAAAGCTATGGATACCAAAATAACCCAGCAGATCAATGGTGCAAAAACGGAATTAAATTCGAAAATAGACAATAAGGTAACAAAAACTGGAAATGAAACTATAGCAGGTGTAAAAACATTCTCAGTACCACCTGTATCAGCAACTAATCCTACTGCTAACAATCAAGTAGCAAACAAATCATATGTAGATACAGTCGGAAATAGCAAAGTTGCATTAAGCGGAAATCAAACCATAGCAGGCGTTAAGACATTTAATGCAGCGCCTGTGTGTAGTGCTAATCCCACAGAAGATGCACAATTGGCAAGAAAATGGTATGTGGATTATGGCGGCGGAATTAAGAACTTAGGAAATCAAACAGCACCAAAAATAGATTTAAGACAAGCTCAGCATTTTATCTTAACAATGACAGCCAGAGGAGCTATTGGTATAGCAAATTGGGGTGGAGCAGGTAAAAGTGGAACTATCACTGTCAATAATGCTCAAAATATCACTGCTTTTTCGGCACCTTTTAAATTTAGAGTAGCTCAAAGTGGATTTAGTGGCACTGAAACTTTTGCTTATTTTTGCATAGCTTCGAATAATGTAATATTAGTAAGGACTTAACATGAGTTTAATACTTGGAGCATCACCACTAATTATAAAAGAAAATAAAGAGTACAGCAACATGAAAACAATTAATGCCTCAATTGGACATGAAATACAGCCTATCAATGGTATTAATTTTTTTAAAATCAAATTAACATTAACTCAAAGCTGGTCACACAAAAATGATTATATTAGTATTTTTTTGAGAAATAAGAGGAATAACACAAATATTCATACTTTTTATGGGGGCCTTTCTGGTAATGCAGGGAATGTATATGAATTTGAAATAAGTTCTTCAGATATTTTATTGATTTTAAGTTCATCTAAAAATGGATACTTAGATAACTCATTTAAATTTAAAATTACTCAATACTTTAATTAAAGCAAAAGGAAAAGATATGTTTTATGATTTAAAAAATAAAAGTTTAAAATATGATGATATTTTTTTAAAAGATGTAAAAATACAAAACGAAGAAGGTGAAATTGATGCACAGGATACTTATTTCTTAAGTGCTTGCGATGATGGGCTTTTAAAAGAGCTCGGTTTTGCTAAAGTTCAAGAAGAAGAAGCGCCAAGCTTTAATGAAAAAACACAGATGCTTAACCAAGTTCAAAATTACGATGAAAAAAGTAATCTTTATATTATTTCTTACGAGATTAAAGAAAAAACCTTAGAAGAGTTAAAAGAATTAAAATTAGAAGAGTTAAAAGCAATAAAAGAAGAAAAGCTTTTATTTATGCCTTTTAAAAATACTACATTTCAAATTGATACTGAAGCAAAAATTAATATCAGCGGAAAAGTTAGCGAGATAATGTTAGCAAATCTTAATAATACTCCTTTGGAAAATATTGCTTGGATTGATAAAGATAACAGAATCATCACATTTAGCAAAGATGAATTTTTGGAATTTGGGGTTAATATCGCTAAATATACGGAAAGTATTATTTTTAAAAATGATGAACTAAGAAATAAAGTGAAAAATGCCACATCTTTAGAAGAATTAAATTTAATTGCATGGGAGAGTGAATGAGTACTGAAAATATAATAAAAGAAGGTGCTATACTTGGCTCTTTAAGCGGATCAGCATTGTTAGGATTGATGGTTTTTGTCTTAGCTGGGATTGCATGGCATTTATATAAAACTTTACATAAAGAAGCTGGGGAAAAAACAAAGGAACTTATAAGTGAAACCAAAAATACTAATGTTCTTATTAGAGAACAAATTGCAGTATCTAAAGCAAGCAATGATAGCTTAATCAAATTTATACAAACGCATTGCTCTAAAACTAACGATAAGCTAGAAGCTATAGAAACAGATCTTATGCGAATGGATGAAAGGCTTGTTAAGCTTACTCAAATAAGAAATGATGAGTTAAGAATGATTTATAAAAGAAAGGAAAACGAATGAAAATTGCATTTTATAAAGTTAAAGAAAATGACAAATCTACTTTTCTTGATAAAGCAATAGCTTTTTTTACTTCATCTTGGAAAGAAAGATTAAATGGAGATTTTTTAAATTCCTATTCTCACTGTGAAATAATCTTAGACAATTTAATGATTAGCTCAAGTCCTAGAGATAAAGGAGTAAGAATAAAAGAATTTAAAGACAGTGGCAGATGGGATTTTATAGAAATCAATGATATAAATGAGACAAAAATAAAAGAATTTCTTTACTCTCAAATAGGAAAAAAATATGATTTTTTAGGAATTTTGGGCTTTTTCACATTCACAAAAGATAGTGAAGACAAATGGTTTTGTTCTGAAATCATAATAAGAGCGTTGCAAATAGGTGGTTTGGTTAAGCTAGGAGATATGAATGCAGGAAGTTCAAGTCCTAATAAATTATATAAAAAACTAAAGGATACAAATGAAAATTAAAATCATTAGAAGATACACTGGAAAAACTTGTGTCATAGGCAAATTTAAAGTTTTTGATGATGATGATAAATTGTTACTTGAATGCTTTTCTTTAGAAGAGGATAAAGAAGGAGTTGAAAGAAACAAGGATTTGAGAATACCAGAAGGCATTTACGATTTAAAAAGGCATTCTCCTTCAAGATTTGAAAACACTTTAAGAAGTATCACAAAAAAAGATGATGATACAATGATAAATGTTTATAATGATGAAGTTCCAGCAAGTCGTGCAATTTTAATACACTGGGGCAATACAGACAAAGACACACAAGGTTGTATCTTGCTGGGGATTACTAAAGATAATAATAATGAAAGTGTCGGTCAAAGCAGACAAGCTTGTAAAGAATTTTATGATTTGGTGTATGGTAAAAATCTTGAAGACATTAAATTAGAAATAACAAATGAGTTAGCATAGAAAGGAGAAAGAAATTTAAGTAGGTTACCAAATAATCCCCTAAAAGGGGACAAGACTAATAAGCCTTGACAATAATTATACATAAGAGTATAATTATAACGATTATTTGGTGATATGTAATCATAAAAATCACCCACTTTCACGGGTAAAATTTAGCCATAGGGGGTCAGACCTACGGCTAACCCTTAGGGGTATTATATAAAAACCTTACTTAAACTTCTAAAACAAAATATGATAAATCTTTTATTTGGAAATGCAAAGCTTTATATCGCTTTAGTATTAATGGCAATCTTAGCAGGATATTTTTATCTAAGACTTGATAGCACAAAGGCCAAATTAGAAAAAAGCCAAAGTGATTTAGCTTTGGCTTTGGAGATTAACAGAAACAATGAAGCAAAGCTAAAAGAACTCACGCAAATTCACAAAGCGGAGCTAAAAGCAATCAATGAAGCAAACAATCAAAAAAATCAAGTACAAGAAAGGGTGCAATATGTTAAAGAATACATTTATAAAAGCAATGAAAATAATATCACTAAGCTTTTTAACGATGTCGTTGATAGGTTGTGGGATGCAAACTCAACAAGTAGTAACCAAAATAGAAATTCAAAAAGTTAGAATTCCGCAAGAGTTATTAACATTAAGTCCCCTTGAAAAGCCAAAGGCAAAAAATGAACTAGATATTTTAAATGCTTATTCTATGCTTTTTTACAAATACAAGAAATGTGAAATTCAGATAAGCAAAATAAAGGAGCTAAATAATGAGTAATACAAATGTTGATTACAATAAAAGACTTGAAGTTTTTAAAGAAATTTATCCGCAAATTTTAGAAATGAGCTTAGCAGAAAAATCCCCATTTGGAGAATTTAAAAAACTTTTAGAACAATTTGGAAATGATAATATAATTAGAAACGATACACAATTCCAGAGCTTAGCACAAGCTCTAGTAAGTGTTGGACAAACCATAGTAGCACAAAGTCAAAACACTGCCTTGCAAATGATTTTAGGTGGAGATGAAAATATAGTAAATCAAGCCAATATAAATCTAACAAATGCACAAATAGAAACAGAAAAGGCAAATGCAAATTTAGTCAAAAGACAAACCGCTCAAATAGATGATGAATTAGAGCTAAAAGAGCAAAGTGTCAATATAGATAAAAGCTTAAGTATAGAAAAAGAAAAACTATTGCAAGCGCAAACAGAAACAGAAAAGGCAAATGCAAATTTAGTCAAAAGACAAACCGCTCAAATAGATGATGAATTAGAGCTAAAAGAGCAAAGTGTCAATATAGATAAAAGCTTAAGTATAGAAAAAGAAAAACTATTGCAAGCGCAAACAGAAACAGAAAAAGCAAAGCCCGCATTAATAGCTAGACAAACTGCTCAAATAAATGATAACTTAAGAATAGAAGCTGCAAAAGTTACACAGAGTGTTCAATTTGGATATTGTACTGGTGGGCTTGATATACCACAAGAAATTATGAAGCTTGTTAAAGAAAAGATAGAAAATATAGAAAAGTCTTCATAATGCTTATAGATGAAAAAAGGCTTATGAGAAATTATACTCTTAAGCCTGCTTATCCATCAAACATAGGAGAATTGGATACAGGGGAAGTATATAAACAATGGTTTACTTATGCCATGATAGGCGTAAATAAATATGTTGAACTTTTACATAAACAACTCATAAGAAAAGGTAGGAGTTATAGCCAAAACGCAACACATCCTCTTTACCCAAACTCCTATATTGTAAAAAAATATAACATAAAAAGTGCATCGACAGCCCCTTATGATAAACATAGTCACGGCAATTTGGGCTTAAATCAATTTTTCGTGGGTCAAGATCCGTACAAACCCTATAAAGGAGATCCTAGCAGTAAAAATGGAATATATCATGATATTTGCGAGATAAGAACTAAATATAATTTAGGAAATATGCAATATTATTATGGTTTTCCAAATAATTTAACTCTTTTATTTGAAAAAGAAAAAGCTTGGAAATATCACGGAAAAGGATTTTTTTATATCGATGAAAAAATAAATTTTAAAGATATACTCAATAAAGCATTAGAAGGCATAAGTTATGAAATGCTTATAAACGATATCGAAGTAGTTATTTTTTGCCAAACCATCCAAAAAAATAACGAATGGATATATCCTAGTATTGATGATATTAAAATACCAGAAATTAAAGTAGAAAATGTTGAATTTAAACCAACTTTTGGAAAACCTTATAAAAAATTATGCATTGATGTTGAAAAATTTTATAATGATTTTAAAGAATTAAATAAAAATATATTTAGAATCGAAAAAGTAGAAATAACCTATAATGTATATGAGAAACCACAAAAAACTAGAGAGAGTGATCCGAGTAAAATATATTATACTTTAACAAGCAAAAAGATATCTTTTTTTGAAGTATTTAACTCAATAAAAGAAAATTATAAATGTAAATATGCAACTCCTTTATGTTTTTATAATGGGTTTAATTTAGTTTGTTATGAAGAGCCTTATGTTGCTTATTCTTACCTCAATAATCAAAGCTTTGGAAAAAAAGATACAAGTGTTACGCCAAGCGTATATCCGCTATATAGAAAAAGTTCAAATTTGCCTTATGGACGTAGAGATAGATGGTTTGCATTATGGGATAGTTTTTATTATCTTTATGTATACGAAAAATCAAGCAAAGGAATTTTAAGCTTTTTGGCACCTATTGTTACTATTATTTTGGCTGTAGCTACTTGGTGGATTGGCGGGCAAGGTGCATGGCTAGGAACATTGATAGGAGTGAGTGAGAATGTAGCTGCGGGTATCACACTAGGAATTAGCTTAGGTTTAGCCATAGGTTCTCTAACTGGAAATAAATTATTTTCAATTCTTAATGCTGTTTGGGGTTTGGTTAATTTTTTAGGTGCTTGGGGTGCTAATAATTGGAATTTAGCTGCAGATTTTACAAAAAATACAGCACAAATCGCACAAGAGATGACAACTTTTGAATCAACTTTAAATATTATTGGAAATTTACTAAGTGGAGCTAGTAAGATTTTTGATGTGGTACAAAGCATTACAGCTAATACCCCTGATATGATAAATGAGCAAAAAGGTAGCGATTTAGACAACAATGAAGGCGGAAATGGGAGCGAAGCTTTGGAATTAGCAAAAGATATGATTAATCCTACAATATGGTATAATTTTGAAACCACAGATATACTAAACGAAAAAATAGAAAAAAATAGAAATCTTATTTTTGCATTCTAAAAAGTTATTGACCTATATATTGACTTTGTAAAAATATATAAAATAATTATATGTAAATATAGGCAATATCTCTATATTGTTCAAATCTCGCTAACCGCACCATTTGTACCATAAGCTACTATAAATATCAGACTTATAAAATATAGATAAAATAGGCATTTGTAGCTATATAAAGCCTAAATTAAAGTTTTTTCCATTAAAATCCATTTTGAAACTTTTTTCCTAACTTTTCTCCTAACTTTTTATTTTTTATTCCAAAAAGTTAGGAAAAATCGATACAAAGAACCTATTTTAAATTACAAATGATATTTTTCAAAAAACATCCAACTATCTCTAGATGATTTTAGTAAAAACCTAAACAATAGATCTTAAAAAATTATAGATAGCTTTTTATCTTTCCTTATTTAAAGCAAAAAACCAAAAATATTTTTTACCCTCTCAAGAGTGATTAGAATACCTTTGGTTCTTTTTATCATAAAACATAGTTAAAATTATATATAATCTCAAAAACCAAAAGGAGCTTATTTTATGGAAAATAATCAAAACAAACAAGAAAAATTAGAAAGCGTTAATATAGACAAACCTATAGAGAAAAAAGAGGAGGATTTGTTCGGTAGAAATTCAGTAGCAGAACAACTAAATACAATTATTAAAAATTATAAAGAAGAAGATAGTATTACTTTTGGAATTATAGGTGATTGGGGTAGTGGAAAGACCTCTTTCGTTAATATGACTTTGGAGGATTTTAAAGATGATGAAAATTTCATTATAGTGAAATTTAATCCTTGGAATATCTCTACTAGAAAAAAACTTATCAGCGATTTTTTTACAACGCTTGCCAAAGAAATTCGTAAAGCTTCATTTCCAAAATTTAAAATTAAAAATTTAAAAAAATATATTCTCATGCAAAATTTAAATTTTTATCTGAAGTACCTAATAAACTAG